TGTCACCAGCCGTGGCAGAGAATGTGATTGGTGCGGTTGTCATTATCGTCCCAGCATACATCGGCGGGCAAAGCATCGTGGATGCGCTCAAAGAGTATTCCGCCAAGAAGAAATGATATTAGCGGCACTCAAGGGCTTGGCTGCTCTACCACGACTGGTAGATGCAGTCGAGTCTCTTGGGGACATCGCAACAGCGCAAATGGCGCAGAAGAGAAAAGATGACAAAAACAAGAAAGTGGATGAGCTTATTGATGCTGCTCGCGCTCGTCGCAAGCAGCGGTTGCTTGACCGTGAAGCTGCAAGGTTTCTCCGAGATAGCGGAAAGGCATCCGGCTGGAATGGAGACGGCGACCTCGACGGATGATGGGGCTGCCTTGATACGGGATTTGGGAAGATACATAAACGAACTTGAACGACGATTGGAGTCCGGACAATGACATTAAGCGAATTAGCAGACCAGATTACGACGAAGTTGAGCGACACTGATGCAGCGTCAGTTGCGACCTGCAAGAAGTTCCTCAACAACCGTTACCGTATGCTCTTTGAGTCGGCCCTCTGGACTAACTCAATGGGTACAGTTTCCACAGCCGTGACTGCCGAGGATGAAATCATCACCCTTTCCGATGACCCGACTGTGTTCTACTACCCAACCTCAAGCACAGTTGCCTCAACCGCCCCCAAGCTGGACTTTGTGGTTGCTATGCGGTTTACGGAGACTGGGCAGGTTGATGGTGCGGAGATTGTGGGCGCAAGCTGGATGCAATTCTTTCAGTTAGACCCGAATCAGTGGAACAACACTTCCCAGCGCAGGGCTAACCCTTCCAACTTTGTGCCGTTGCCTCCTGACGGTGACGGTAACTGCCGGATTAAGCCCATCCCAACCCCGAAAGCAGCCGGAACCCTCTTTGCCCTTGGTAAGCTCAAGTTTGTGGAGATGGGTGACAGTGATTCGCCCGTGATTCTGGGTGCGGAGAACTCCCTTTTGTCTTACGCAGAGGCGGATATGCTTGAACGTGCGATGCAATACCAGAAGGCGCAGATTAAATTTGGTGAGGCAGGGAATATGCTGCAAATCTGCCGTGACTTGGACAATGTGCAGCCTGACAAGATGAACACAATAGTGCCGATGATTGCTGACTATTGGCAGAGGACTGATTTGATATAATGCCAGTTCAATCAAACAACGTGCTTGATGACCCCATCCTTTTGGATGGTAACGACAGCTTTGTGGGTGGTCAGGTTAGCTCCACACGGGCGAACCTTGTTCCCAATGACGCCTATGTAGAGGGCAAGAACATTGACTTGGATGAGTTCGGCAATGCGGTTACTCGGCGCGGAACCGGCTTGACGCTAGGATATTTATTGTGGGCTACGGCGACAATAGACTGGGATGATGCCGAGCAATTATGGAATGGCGTTACCGCGCCGATTACCGGCTGCGCTTATTTTGATACTGAAACCACCGAGAACCTTGTCCTATCTGACGGCTCGGATACCCTGAAGATTTCAAGTGAGCCGGGAGATTTCGCCCAAGTTACAGGAAGCTCGATAGCCGCTGGCGCGATTGTTCAGTTTGCTCAACTTGTCAACAGGCTTTATTATGCGGATGGTGATGGAGCGTTGCGTTATGTGGATTCTTCCGGAGACAACCAAAGCATCAGCGCGGGAAAGGTTACTTCAATCGAGATAACGGAGAAGGGGTTAGGCTATACCAGTGTCCCTGCCATCACGTTCACGGCGTCTTCCGGCTCTGGCGGAGCGTCCACGGCTATCCTTGGTTATGGCGGTAAAGTTGTCAGTGCCACGGTTAACACCGCTGGTTCCAGTTATTCGTCCACCATTCCCCCAACCATAGCATTCACTGCTGCCCCGACAGGCGGAACTGACGCAGAGGGCATCGTCCATATCAGCCAAACCCCAAGCAAGCCCAAGCTGCTTGTTTCCGCGCATAGCAGACTATTTGCCACGAGTGCGGATACTGCCATACCCAGTGACCAAATCTATGTAAGCGACATTTTGGATGGAGAGTCTTGGGATTTGATTGGCAACAGCATCCGAGTCGGCGGTGGTGATGGCGACCCCATCATAGCCCTGACACCTTGGTACGGGTACAATATGCTGGTGTTCAAGGAACTCTCAATCTGGGTGGTGGAAGCTGACCCGTCACTTGCGGTTGCTGACTGGACAATTAAGCTAATTAATAACCGGACAGGTTGCGTGGCGGCTCGTACTGTCCAGCAGGTAGGGCCGGATGTACTGTTCCTTTCCCGTGATGGGATTCGTTCGATTAAGACGATTGAGTCCGGAGCGCAGACTGATGTTTCCCTTCCAATAAGCACCCCCATCAATGACTTGATTGGTCGAATCAATCAATCGGAGATAGGAAAGTGTTGCGCGATTTACTGGCGCAACCGTTATTTGTTGAGTGTCCCATTGGATTCGGCAACCACTCCAGACAGGGTTTTATGCTACCACCTCCTTGCAAAATCGTGGACGGGTCACTGGACGGGATGGCAACCAAGGGATTGGGTGATAACCGCTTTCGGCGGCAAGCTCCGGATGAACTTTGGCGACCAGAGAGGGGTGTTCTATACTTGGGACGATTACACTGCGGAAGACTCAACCACGGAGGAAACTTACACGGACGGCGGAACTGTTTACGAAAGCTATATCAAGTCTAGAGCCTACCGCTATGGTGAAACGTGGGGAGACAAGATAGGTTACTCGGTGCAGTTCAATCTTGAGAACATACATTCCACCTCTGTTACGTCTAACCTATATTACTACAAGGACTTGAGTGATTCAGCACAAACACTTGCGAGCAGCGTTAGCCTGACAGCAGACACCAACCTGATTAGAGAGGGCTATAACCTGCTTCCGAAGGGAAGGTTTAATCAGATTCAATTTAAGGTGCAAGCGGATGCTGGCAGACTTGCATTGCACTCGATAGAAACGTCAGCATTTGGACAACCGATAAGGCCGGAACGATGAGTACCGTACAGTACCCAGACAGCACCAGAGAGATGGCAAGGTTCCTGTCTGGCAACCTTGATTACCTCAAGGAGTGGGGTGACGAGAAGGTTCTGGGTTGGTTACAGTGGTTTGTTAATAATGGGCGATACTATGCGGTTTCCAAGGACGGGAAGCTGGTAGGATTGTCTCTTGTGCGGTATGTTGATACAGAAGAACAGTGTTACGAGCATTACACGGACACGGGTGGGCCGATTTGTTATATCGAAGCCTCTGTTAGCCGGTATCCGAAGTCCCTGAATGCCATGTACTGTATGATGTGGGATGATTTAGGGCATAAGTCAAAATGGATGGCGTGGGTGCGCCATAAATACAATGACAGGGTGACAAAGATTGATATGAGCAGGGCAAAACGCCGTTTTATGAGGAGCTAGAGCTATGGGAAAAAGTACACCACCACAACCAGCAGCACCGGATTACGCTGAAGCAAATCGGGAAGCAATTTACGCAGACATAGAGACGCTGCCAGTGCGCCGCAAGATTGAGGCGGCAGCTAGGCTTGGTGAGCGGGTGGAGTATACCGACCCAGAGACAGGCGAGGCTAGGGTTGCTGACTTTACCGGATTCGGTGATATGCAGCTTACCCAGCAGGAGATGGATGCTGCGCTTGACATGATTCCAACTATGTCACAGGCACAGTTGGATAATCTCACCGAGTTTGGCCCACAATTTGTTAAGCAGCAGAGAGAGCAGTTGCGCCAAATGGCTCCGGAAGAGTTTGACTTACGAGAGGAATTTGCGACCCGATTGCGTGGTGGAGAAAGAACTGCGGAGGAGTTGGCTTCGGGTATGCCATCGGTTCCTGAATATGAGGAAGTTGATGCGCCGACCTTGGAGGACACGGGGATTCAGGCAGCGATGCGAGGGGATTTGGAGGAGTCCATTGCTGACAGGCTTGCGCTGGGGGAAGGACTTTCGGCTGGGCAAATCACGGCGATAGAGCAGGACATCTTGGGTCAAGCAGCGAAGCGCGGCCAGACGTTGAGTGGTGGCACTGCGTTACGGGAGATTCTAGGAAAGTTCAGGGCTGGCGAGGAGCTTGGAAGACAGCGTAGAGCCGAGGCTACTGGCTGGCTTGTCAGCGGTCAGGGAACTGCTGACACCCAGAACAGATTAGCCCAGCAGAGCTTTGCTAATGCGATGGGCAGGGTACAACAAATCAATCAGGCCCGTGGAGCTACCTTTGCCGGACAGCAACAGAATATCGGGACACAGATTGGCACACGACAGCAGGATGTTAGTAACATTCAGTCGTTGCTTGGGCTGCAAACGGTTGCCGCGCAGGGTGGTGCATTGGCTGGATTACAGCAGGGCGCATCGCCGTTCACGATGCCGCAGATGGCCCGTGGGATAGGGTTAGATGCTGGAGCAGGTCAGGCTGGGGCGCAGTTCGCGGGTAACGTGTTTGGAACCCAAGCAGGGATGTGGTCAACTGCTGCAAGTCAACCAAGCGGATTCTCTCAGGTTATGGGAGGATTAAAAACGGTAGGTGGCTTGATGAGTGGCTTCGGGGCAATGAAAACGGGTCAAGCTAACTATGAAAAGGCATTTGGATAGGAGGTGATTATGGCTTACGATGTAATAGATGATAGAGAAGAAAAAGAAGCTCTCTTGGAGGAACTCAGGGGTGGGGACAGGGTTGAGAAGCTGGCTGCTGATATGCTGGCTGAAGACCTGAAGCTCAACAGGGAGCGTGACTCGGAGCGACT